TAATTTTTAAGTTCTGGTTTCTCTTGAAAAAGGAATTTGAAGTAATAATCAATACCTTGAGGTGTTCCTTTAGAAAGATAGAAATCTTTTGCTCTTTTTAGAAGAAAATCAACATTTACAAGGTCTAAATTATCAACTAAGGTATTTGATGGAAAATCTATTAAATATTGCTCTCTAATTTGTTCTAGAAAGTATAGAATATAATTATATGACTGATTATTGACAATAGAAGCATCTGCATGGTCAGCAGCGACTGTTACAACGTTTGGAGTAAATCCATCAGTAACAGTTAAGGTGTTATATGTCCATCCTCTACTACATTCGTTAAAATTAGTTTTATTGTCTGATGTATGCTCTAATCTCTTATAAAAGATGACCTCAGAATCAATTTTAAGCAGTCCGTTATTTAAGGGGAAGTCAACATGCCCTAAAACTGTAATAGACGTGTCTGAGGCGGTTATAGCACCGTCTAGGGTTGCTTGTGCATCTGCTTCTGTGTAAGTATCAATATCTACAAGTTCTGTAAGCCCATTTAACAAGTCAAGAGCATTTCCATTAGTTTCTAAGAACCTATAGTAGTCCTTAAAGAAATTAATGAAATTTGGATACTCATTGGACAGATAATCTGGAACCTGCTGTTCAATGGAGTTTGATACTTGTAAAGAATTGAACATTAGCTAGAAACTGGTGTTTGACCTACTCCTGATGTTCTAGATGAAGATGAAATATCATCTAGGATTGTTGTAACTGTAATATCTGAATCTGCTATTGTTAAATAGAGATCTCTCAAGGCAATAATGTCGTTAGATGCAGGAATCATTGATACAGAGATGTATGGAGTTCCTCCGACTGTAGAACTTATGTTAATACCATTAATATTTATTTCACCCATCGAATAATCAATAGTTCCGATGTTTTGACTGTAGTATTTCTTCTCACTTCCGTCTACACGGTAAATTGCAATACTGTTTGTACCGTATTTCTCCAAATACCAAATATATGACTGATCTTCACCAGTCAACTTAAATCCAGTTGATACTAAGTCAGTGTTTTGTGAAATTACGTTACCATAGCATATTGTGTAAGATGCAAAAACATTAGTCAGTGCAGTAATGTTCTTTTTCATCCGAATACGTGTAATATTGGATGTTATACCAATATCTGCATCATCAATTAGACCAACAAGCTTGGAATACTTAAATTTACCGTTAAATCTCTCTAAATCTGCAGTGTTACCAAAATTCTGAATTGTACTCCTTACAACATTGGTAATATTTGCTGAATTTCTGCGTGTGTTGTTATTATTGTAATAAACAAAGGAAGTTATCTCCAAATACAAGAAAGAAGGATCTATAATCTCAGGTATAACACTCAATATGGTATATTTCTTGATTGCCTTCTGTAATTCCTTCTTAGCAGTAGTTGTAAGTGATTCTGCACCATTAGGTTTTGCTACAATGTACACTTTTCCATATTGCGGAGGATTTGCTTCTTCTCCACCATATACAGATAAAGATTGTAAGTTTGGATATAGTTCCGCAACTAAAGTTTCATAATCCCGTACAGTTACGGCTCTACGCTGAGAAGAATAATATCTTGGAGCCAAATATTTGATAGATGTAACGTCTTCTGGATCAGATCCCCCAAAAGAATTAGTAGTTACGGTAATTGTTGGTTGTAAATCCGTAATTGTTGTACTTCCACTTATGATAGTACCTACAAATTCAAAACTACTGCACTCATTTGCTAATGCTTTGTTAGTGTTAAGGTACTCAATAGCAATACTATCACCATTTTGTATCTTACGTCCAAATACTCCGTCTCCAAATATAATTTCAAACTGTTCACTCTTATTTTCCTGTACAAAGTAAACTCTATCAGTTGCAGAGATCTCAGTAATGTCTTTTACTGGTCTATATGACAATGGAACACTAGTATCAAAGTGATCTACTATAACTGTAAGTAAATCAACATCTGCATCAGCACTAGGAATGATAAATGACTGTTTTGTAGATGTATCTACTGCATAATTAAGATTTAATAGGTTTCCTTGGTAAATGTCAATGTCTGTAAAGGTAACACGACGAATTCCATTACTATCAATGTAGGATTCTCTGGTAACATCTGCTAAAACACTGAAAATGAAAGTTCCATCAGCATTTTTACCAACAAAGGCAGTTCCTTTCTTTAAGGTAAGTGATGACTGTGCAGGTGTTACGACAAAATCCATCGTAATGGTTGCTTTTGCTGCTTTTGCAGACCTTGGGGTATATCCAACTAACTTAGCAAGTGATACTACATTCTCTCTTATGGATGCACTATCAAAAAAGACCTCATTCGCCACCAGGTTGGCGTTCAAGGCACTGTAATAGGTGTTATAGGATAATACATCCAATAACTGTGATAATACCGATCCTTCAAAGTTATAGTCAGTAAAAGTATCAGAAGATCTCATGAACTCCTTCAAACTTGTTTTTACCTCTTCAAAGTCGAGATTAGTTACTTGATTAAAAGCCATTATACTCTTTCTAGTATTAAGTTAAGTGATTGTGGATCTAAAGGTATTCCTATGATTCTATAAAATATGCTTATTCTCAATTCATTTCTATCAATATTGTCTTGCACATCCACATCAAGCAATTTTATCCTTGGTTCATATGCATTTAAGGCATCTTCAATAGCAATTTGGATGTCATCTGCTGTTGCAAGGGAAAAATTCTCAAATAATGACCCAACAACTGTACTTCCGAAGTATGGACGAAACGCTCTATCCCCTCTAGTGGTCATTACGATGTTTTTCACTGCAAATTTGATCGCTTCAGCGTTCTTTAGCAGTGGTAAATCCTTAGTTAGAGGATTTTTCTCAAAATTAGGGTTTAAATCGACGAATTTTTTCGAGACAGTCGCCATTTTTTAACGAACTTTACCTTTTATATATCAGGGTTTCTCAGATTCTTCCCTTTTTTCCTTTTTAGGGGGTTGTGAAGGGTATTCACTGATTAATTTTCTGCCAGATTTGACAAATTCTTCACTTTTATCGACTCTGATTGTCATTTTTCCATTATTTTACGCTAACACTATCTATATCATCTAATCCAAGTAACTATTGAGTAACGAGTTCCAGATTTTACAGGCAAAACTTCATGTGGATAAGTAAAACTTGATGGAAATATTACAAGATCACCTTTTGATCCTTTATGTTTGTATCTTTTATTAAAAAATGCTAACTCTCCTCCTTTGTAGTCATCATTTAGTAAAAGAGAACAACTAAGTATCCTACTTTCTCCAGCACTAGTATCAATATGCTCTGTAACAAAGTCACCAGTTTTATATTTTATAAGTTGATAACCTGTATCACCTTTCATATTGAACCACATTGGTGCATAGATTTCTAAATATCTGTCAATTTGATCATGAATAATCTTGTAAATTCTATCATCAATGCTTTTTCTCTTTTGGAAACTCTTTTCTATGGTGTCATAATTTGAAATATAGACAACATCACACTTTCTATGCCTGCTTCTCTCATTATCATTGATTGTACCCTCCACATATTCGTCTTTTTTATATTCTTTTAGTATTTCATCACAAAATTCATGTGAAATAGCGTTCTTTTCCACATGGATGTAATCCTTTAGTTTTTTTAATTTCTTTTTCATATAAAAAAGAGGGTCAAATGACCCCCTGTGCTATCTTCCTTGTCCTCGATACCTCTTTTTCCGTTTGTTTCTACTAGTTGCACTATATTTTGTGTTTTTACTTGTGCCCTGACTGGTCTTTTTCTGATTCTTCTCTACTACAAGAGTAGTTCCGAATCCACCCATCTTAGTTCTAACTGCCATAATCGAAAATAAGGAAAGATATTTTTCTGTGTGTGGTGTGGTGGGAGGTAGGATTCCTGTGTACCTACAAAAAACGGGCATTTCTACAGTTTAGAAATACGTTTTTGCATGAGACCTACTTGGTTTGTAGTTCTGTTGTTCCCAACAGCGAGCACCACCTCTGTCTCATCACCTTAACTAGCAAAATGCCAGTAAGTTTATTCAGTCACTCCCATG